TGGCTGATGTCCGTGTTCGCCGCCTGCCGGACCCAGCGATCGAGGACGATGTTGATGATCCCGACATCGGAGTCGTACATGTCAACGGAGGCGATGAGCTTCTTCTCGGCCATGGTGATGTTCCGGCGGCTCGCCCCTTGGCCCGAGAAGCCGGAGATCTGACGCTTGGTCGCCGCCGAGACGTAGGCCGAGTCCGGGTTCCCACCCGTGTTGAAGATCTGCTCCAAGATCCCGTTGAAGCGATCCTCGGTCATCAAGGTCGCCGAGGCCGAGGCACCAGCGACACCCGCGTTCAAGCCCCACTCGCCCGTATTCGCGGGGTTGACGTTCGTCGTCACCATGTCCTCGAGGGTCTTCATGTGGCGCGCGGTGCCAGTCGTACCCTGGGCACACACCCCTGAGGCCCCGAAGGACTTGACCTCGATGTTCCGGACGACTTGCCTGAGCGACTTGTAGGCCTCGTAGCCGTAGGCGTCCTTGGCGCCGGCCATCAAGACTGCGCGCTGGGTGTTCGTGACCTTGAAGTCGTCGCGAAAGATCTGGCAGTAGTTGAACTTGCGAGAGGGGGCCGTGCGATCGGAGGGGTTAAAGTCCCCGCCTTCGGTGGCGCCCCCGGTTGAAGTGGCAGCGAGGGTGTCCTCGAGCCACTCGACGGTTACGTGGTTAGCGTCTTCCTTGGGGCTAGCGACGTAGAGCGGCGTTTCCCAGGGGTCGACGATGCCTATGAAGTCGGCAAGGTCCTCCCGGTTCGCCGAGCCAGCGCCGAAGCCGTAGAGATAGGTCGAGGGAGTGCCAGCCATAGTGAGCCCTCACGAGCCCCCGGTCTACTCGTCCGCGTCAGCCCATTTGATCTTCGAGAAGCTCGGGATGTACTTGATCCGCTCCCGGATGTAGCGGGTCGGATCCTTGGCCATCACGGCATCTTCGCGGAGCTTTTCGAGCCGGGCGGCAATTCGGTCCGCCGATTCCACCTGACCCGAATCGCGTCGCTCACGGCTTCCTCTCGGGGTGACGACTCGGCCCGTCTTGCGGGCTTCGCGCTTCATCTGGTTCACCTCCTCGGATTCCGCCTCAAGCTCGGCTTCGCCTCGTTGCCCTGTAGCCTCCCGGTACTTGAGGAGAGCGTATTCATGGGCACCAAGGGGGTCAGCTCTGAGCATCGACTCGTAGCGGGCCTGAGCCGTGGGGTTCTCATCCAGGTAGCGGAGGATCTCGCGCCGGGGGTACTCCCCGAACTCGGTCTCGAGCCGGCCCTGCGCCTCCCAGGTCCGAAGGAGCGGGTCCATCAGTTGGCGGACCTCGTGGGCCGCCGCCTGCGCCCCCTCTCTCCGGATGAGATCGACGATCACGGGCACGGCTTCCTCGGGCACGCCGCGTTCGGAGAGCGTTTGCCGGACCGCTTCGTTCGGGTCCGGGGCCTCACTGCGTTGGCGGGCCTCGAGGGCCTGGAGGAGGGCTCGCTCGCGCTCCTGCGCGTGGCGGTTCTCCTCGAAGAGCCTCCGGCCTTCCTTGGACGATTCCTTGTAGCGGGTCTCGAGTTCCCTGAACCGGCCCTCTAGGGTTTGGAGCCGCTCTTCGGGGTCGGGACCTTCGGGCTCGCCCTCTTGATCTTCCTCGGGCGGAGCTTGGGGCTCAGCTTCCTCTTCTGGAACTTCCTCGGCGGGGACTTTGGGGTCCTCGGGGTCCTCACCGTTCATTCTTCTCCTTCGGCGCTCGTTTCTGGGAGGAAGGGGCTACGGTGTCCGTAGCGGAGTTCGTGCTCCTCCGCCCGCTCAAGCGTCGCACCTCGCTGATCTTCCTCAGCCTTGAGTTGAAGTGCAAGCTCAAACTCCTCGATCTCTTTCCACGGCCAGGCGAGGACCCATTGGAGGCTCGCCGACTCGCCGAGGATCGAGCGGAGCTCGCCTTCGGAGAGGCTCCCCCGGCCCGCGAGTGCCTTGTAGGTGAGGCCCTCGAGACGGCGCTGGGCCTCGGGGGCGAGGACCTCCTCCCACCCTGGGGAGGCGAGCATCGCTCGGAGCGCGTCGATTCGGTGCGGGTCGTCCATGGCCTACCCGGGGGCGAGCGGCGGGAGTCCCGCCATACCCGCGGCGAGGCTCACGGGGGGCCCTGGGCCCTCGGGCCCCTGTCCGCCGCCGTTCCCGGTCGGGGACCCACCGAGCGGCGAAAGTCCTTGAGTCATCTGAAGTTGCGCCATTTGCCCGGGGGGTGGGTTGAGTAGCTCCTGTACATTATAGAGTTCATTGGCGAGGAACATCTCCCGGAAGAAGGCCGCCCAGTTGATGAGGGCCGCCCCCGCGGGGTGGGCCGAGAACATCTGGAAGAGCATCGAGAGCCGCTGGCTCCGTTCCTGCTTCCCCAAGGCCTGGGTCGCCCCCATCGCCCGGACGTCGTAGTCCCGGTAGAGGTCCCCCATCTCGACGACTGGGTTCTCCTGGATGGCCTGGCCGGTGACGGGGTCTAGGACCGCGTTCATCCCGAGGATCTTGAGTTCCTTCGGCACGGTGAGGAGTTGGCGGTTCAAGGCCCGGAAGATCTGGGCCAGGGGCTCAATCCACATCTCCTCGGCGAGCCTCGACTCGAGGAGGAGCCTCACCGAGACGTTCTCCTGGCGGCCCATGAACTCGCGGGCGGTGACCCGGGACCCGGCCCCCATCCCCATGACGACGTCTTCGATGATACCTGTCGACTGCTGCATCCACCGCCAGAGGTCCTGGATCTCCTGGTAGGCGTTCTGGACTCCCTGCATGTTGGGGACCAGGGCCTGGATCGCCTCGGGCGGGGGCACATCGGACTCGATCACCCCGCCAGGGCGGGTGCGGAGCTTCCGGCGGTCGATACCAGCGTTCCGGTTGGCGACGAACATGGGGTCGATGAAGAGGTCCAAGGCATCGAGCTTCTGGCAGGCGATCTTGTTGGCCGAGACCTGGAGCTTTTCAGAGACCTCGGCTTTGCCCGGGCCGAAGAACTGGTGGGGGTCCCGCATCGGGGAGTAGTGGAGGAAGGGTTTGCGGGCATGCCACCAGGGGTTCGGGCGGTTGCGGAGGAGGACGTTCCCGTTGGCGATCGTGATGACGCGCTGAGTGCCGCCGTCGTCGGGGATGAACTCCTGGGGGACGGTCCCCCACATATGGAGGATCTCGACTGGCTTTGAGTATTTCTCGCGCTTGGGGCTCGGGACGTCGTAGCCCGCCCGTATTGCCGGGCGGCGCTCGTAGAAGTCGCCCTGAGATTCCGAGAAGAGCCGCCCCAGTTCGAGCTTCTTCAGTCCCTTGCGGTCATAGATCTTCGCTTCGACGAGGACCCGGACGTCATCCAAGTCGGGCCACTCGCGATAGATGAACCAGGCCATATCGTGGATGTCATGGACGTTCGGCTGGGGGAAGGAGTCGAGGATATCGAGGACATCTAAGTCGGGGCCGTCGAAGGTGGTGACTGGCTCGACCCGCATCTTCTCCATGTAGCGGCCCGTGAGAGGAGCTGCGACCTGGTCCCGGCGCAGCAACATCTCCTCGTCGTAGCGCCACCCGTGGTGGAGGATCCCGGTGCCGTAGAGGTCGGAGGCGAGCGTGAAGTCATAGGCCTTCAGCAGGATCGCCGCGTCGCGCATCTGGGCCGAGAGGAGGAGTTCGTTCTTGCGGGCGATGGGTGCATCCTCGGGTCCGTAGCCGAACATGCCGACGTAGGGCCAGACGCCGAAGGCGGTATTCAGCTTCCGGGCGACGTCGGACTGCACGGTCGAGAAGACAAGCGGGATCGTGATGTAGTTCCGGTGGGCCTCGAACTCGCCTTTGAAGATCATCCGGTAGAGCTCGTACCAGCGGACGCACTTTCGGTGGTAGGAGAGGTGGGCCTGTTGGGAGTGCTTGAAGCGCGAGTTCACGAGGTCGAGGATGCCCTCGTCGGTCGCCGGTGCGGGATGGGTGAGCTCCGAGTACCGGGTCGCCATCAGCTTGGCGCCTCGCAGTCCCCAGGGTCGGGGACCTTCTCGCATTTGGCGAGGATGTAGATGACACCATCGGTTGAGGGATCGGAGATCCCAAGCGCGATCCGGTAGGCGCACTTGATGAGGTAGGGGGCATAGATCCGGCGGAAGGGGTGGCTTTCGAGGCGCGGCGGCCCGCCGTTTTCGTCTTTGACCTCCCGCACCGAGTAGTAGAAGAAGCTGTTCGGGTTCCAGAAGGAGACGTGGGTCGGGTCCTGGAAGGCGCCGCGGCCGTCGGTCGAGGGGACGAGGATATGGAAGATGCCGCCTACGCGGAGGACCCGCCAGGCTTCGTTCATTGTGTGGATCGGGTCTCGGAGGTGCTCGACCAGGTCGTTAGCTTGGATAAAGTCGACCGAGTCCGAGGCCCAGGGCCAGGGTCCCTCGAGATCGACAACACAGTCGATCCCGGGGAAGCGGAAGCGGTCGACGTTCACGAACCCGGGTTCGGGGTGCCGGTTCGCACCGAGGTTCAGCTTCAACTGGGCCTTGGGGGCCCGCGATTTGCCTTTCCGAGGGAGGAGGGCGCCGGTCGTCAAACTCTCGCGACACCTCGGTAGAAGTGGATCAAGGCTTCGGCTTTGAGTGTAGCTTCCTCGGGGCTCTCAGGAGGATCGGTCGTCAGGATCGAGGCCACGAACTCATGGGCTCCGAGGAGACAGCCGTCTGAAAAGCGGCGTTTGAAGTAGGGGATGCAGCAGAGCGGGGTCGCGTAGCCTCGGCGCCAGCCCGCTGGGGCAGGTTCCGGCGGCCCAAGGTCCTGGACGTAGAAGACATAGGGTGGATTCACGAGCTCCTGGGGCCGCACGGATTCAATCGAGAGAAGCCGCGCGCGGAGGAGTTCGGACGACACCTTGCGGGTGAACTGGCGGCTGAAAAGTTCCGAGATCTCGGCATAGGCGACGGCGGCCTCGAGTTCGGTCATCCGGTAGTTCGAGCCGAGGACGTCTTCGGAGTGGTTCTCGCCATGGTTACGGGCGAGGCGGAGTCGCTCGGCGAGCTTATCGCTTCGCGTCATCGCAACTCCACCCTCGCCACACTGGATCACCTTGTGCTGGTTCAACGAAAGCACCCCGATTGCGCCCGTGGTCCCTGCAAACTCGCTCTCCGAGTCGACGCACGCAGGCGCCTGGGCTGTGTCCTCGACGATCTCAAGCCACGGAAACTCGTTCCGGATCGGGTAGGTGTCGGCGACTTGGCCGAAGAGGTGAACCAAGACCAGAGCCGAGGGCCGGATCGGACTCTCGTCGGCGGAGCGGGAGAGCGCCTCTCGGATCGTCTCCATGGTCACGAGCCCGGTCGACTTCGAGACATCGACGAAGACAGGGGTGGCACCCAAGTGGGCGACGGCCGCAGCCGAGGCCGTCATCGTGAGGCCGGAGACGAGGACGCGGTCAGAGGGGCCTATCCCGAGTGCCCGCAGTGCCCCTTCGAGCGCTGTGGTCGCGCTTGAGTAGGAAACAGCATGGGGGACTCCAAACATGGCCCGAACTTCGGTCTCCAAGAGGTTGAGGAACTTTCCTCCGCGGGGGCGGCTGACCCGCATCCCGGAGAGGATTCCGGATTCGATGACTTCATCGAGGTACTTTCGCGAGAGGGCCTTCGTCTCTGGGCTCATCGGTGGTCTTTGAGCGTCGCCTCGATCGCCCGGATCGCGTCGTGCGGCGGGCATTGGGGCTCGGTCCCGTACTCGATCGCAGAGATCAAGTCCGAGATCGCCTTCCCCATCGTATTCTGGCGGATCCGGCCCCACAAGGGCACTGAGTCGGAAAAGAGGCCGGGCTCTCGGCCATCCGGGAGGACGCGGGGGCGGTCCTTATAGAGCCCGGCGAGGTGGTGGGCGTGGACATCGTTTCGCCACGGCCCCCCACCGTAACGGATGGTCTCGGGCCGAGGCATCCGGCGGACATCGAGATCCCAGGCCCGGGCGTGGTTCACCTGGACCGAGATCCCGAGTTCTTCCGAGCGCTCGGCGATCTCCCGGGCTCCCGCGACCGTCGTCGCGAGCGGCTTCTCGATGAAGAGGCCGAGGGGGGTGAAGAAGCCAAGGATCCGCCGGAAGACCTCGAGGTGGGTCTTCTCGGGGGTCGCAATCGAGATCAAGTGCGGGCACCATAAGGAGAGGAAGGAGAGATCGCTCGTGAGCCCGACTCCCGGTGGGATGGTCCCGGAGAGGCGGAGCCACTCGAGCCTCTCCTCTGAGGTATCGATGAGTCCCGCGAGTTCGGTCCGGGGGTGCTCCAAGTACCCCTGGGCGTGGTTTTGGGGCATCTCGACCCCGGCGAACCCGGCGCCCACGACTACGGCTCGATAGCGACCCATCTTGTCTCCTCCTCGACGAGCGTATCATAGGCATCCCGTGCCACCTCATCGGTGATCTTCCCCGTGAGCAGGTACTGGTCGAAGGGGCGCCGGGGGGCGTCGATCCCGGCTTCTTCTCCGAGCGGGATCATGGGCCGGTAGATGTCGGGGTGGAAGGCGTCGGCTGCGGCGTCGGCCCAGTCGTCGTGGGCCGAGACGCCGATCTCGAGCATCTGCCGGACCAGGTTATCGACTCCCGAGGCGCCGCGGACGAGCTTCATATGGCCCTCGGCCCAGTAGCCTGCGGCTTCGGTGATGCGCACATGCTTTCGGGTGCCTGAGCGTTGGAGCTGGATGAACTGGGGCATGTAGAGCCCGGCATCGGCGAAGCGGCTCCGGAGGTGGGTCTCCCAGAGCCCTTGTTTGCCCCCGAGTGCAATCTCGTCGGTCACGGCCCGGATCCGGCGGAGCTGCGAGCGGTAGCGCTGGACGATCGTGACGAGCTTGTGGCAGAACTCATCGATCTGCCACTCGTTCGAGCCGTGACCCTCGATGTAGTAGACGTCCCCGGTCCTGCCGCCGACGTCATGGCCGAAGACGAGGATCACGGACTCATCCCCCGCCGACTTCCGCTTCATGTCCTTGAAGGCGGTATCCAGGTGGATCGTATAGTGCATGTGGCGGGCGAGGTCTTTGCGGTCGATCCACATGAGATCAATCTGTTCAGCGGTAAGCGGCATATGTTTCCCCGTGCCCGGCGCGCACATCATCTGGGCGGCGAAATCCTGGGGCTTCTTCTTCTCGTAGAGATCGAGTTCCCGCTTGGTCCATGCCCGCGGCAGAATCGACTCCCCGCGTGCGTCCCGCGCTTGGAGGTAATATAGCACCCACTCGCCGTCGGGGGACGGTTCAGGGAAGGTCGGCGGGAGCTTCATGCCGTGGGCCTCGCGGATGCCGTCCGTTCGGAGCAGCATCGAGATCACGTCCGCGTTCGTGTAGGGCGTGCCGACGTAGAGGAAGAAGGAATCGGTGCGAAGTGCCGGGATCAAGGCGTTGGTGTGCTGGATTGAGAGCTGGATCCAGTTTCCGCGCTCCCGGATCTTCTCCTGTGAGATGGGGTCATCGAGGACGAGGAGGTCGGGATGGGAACCCGTGGTGCCGGTCTCGACGGACGCCGTGTCGAAGGAGGGTTCGGTGAGGGCCATCTGGCGGCGGAGCGCGTGGGTGAACTGAGCGTTCGTCCACAGGCGCGCCGGGTCGTGCCAGACGCCGTAGGTCTGGGCGAAGAGTGAGTACGGGTCTCCTCCCTCGAGCAACACCTTGATCGAACTCACGAACTCGACGGCCTTCTGGGCGGACTCGGAGTCGACAACGCAGGCGAGATCAGGGTCATGGAGGTGGAGCCAGAGGGGGAAGGCCTTGGTGACAATCACGGTCTTCCCGAAGCCGCGGGGGATGACGCACATGACTTTGGTGCGGCCCTGTTCCTGCTTTCGGCGGCGTTCGAGCCAGGCGAGGCCCTCGCGTTGGAGAAGTTCGGCGATGGGGCGGTGGACTTCTTCTGTGAGCCAGCGGCCGCGAGGGTTCCGTGCGACCCCGAAGGCGTACTTCAAGAAAAGCCAGAACGAATCGCGGCAGGCGATCGCCAGGGTCTCGCGTTCGATCTCAAGGTCCCAGCCCAGTGGATCGAGGCGCACTACTTCTTCTTACCGCGGACGGCACCGAGGAAGCCCTTCTGCTTCTTGGTGAGCTTGTGACCGCGAGTCTCGCCTTCCTCGAGCATCATACCGGCCTTATGGGGTGTGAGGCTTGTCGTCTCCGAAGGCAGGGCCCTCATTCGGGTCTTCGCTTTCTTCGCCATTCTGATTCTCCTCAATCGACAGCCGACCTCTGCACGTGGGCCCGCGCGTAGGCTTCCTCGAGCGCGGCTCCCTCGCTGCGGGTCGTAAACGCAATCCATTTGCCCGAGCCCTTCCATAGCGCCAGTCCCCAATCGACCGACCAGTCGACTTCAACAAAGGGCGCGAGCACGGTCGACTCATGTTCCAAGTAGAGCTGCTCCTCATGGTCGAGCGGATACCATTCGGGGTGTTCCAAGTAGATCGGCGGCGAAGGGGTGCGATCACCGTTGACGACCACTGGATGCGGAGCGATCATCTGACGAAGCATCGTCAGGAAGTCGCCGATCATCCGTTCCCAGCGATACCACTTGGAGCCGGGGAAGTGCTCGATCTTCGCTGCCTCGAGGCCCTCGGGTGTGCGATCGCCGAACATCCAATCCCGTGGCATCATCCAGAACTGATCGAGGAAGACTCCGGCCTCGGGCCCCGAGAGCTCCCGGATCTTTCGGGCGAGGTTCTTAAGTCGCATGCGTGTCCACAGGGACCAGTCCCAGAGGGCCCGCGCACCGTACTCCCATTGGCTCGGGAAGTAGGCTCCGAGCCCATCGGCGCGGCGGAGCGGGACGACGGAAGAGCGCACGTAGTCGAACCAGGGATCGTGCCAATCAGGGGCGGGCATGGTGAGCACATTGAAGTAGCGCAGGGACATCTTCCCGGCGTCTTGAAGCTCCCGCACCGTGTCCTCTTCGGTGCCGATGTGCCCGTAGACGAAGCCATCGAAGGTGTCGAGCTGAGGCCCGGTTCGCCGTCGGATCTGCTCCAGGTCTCGTACCTCGAAATGGCGGAGGATCTTGTCCATCACGGTACGCGGCTGACCAGCGAGACGGTGGCCGAGACCCCGGTCGCGGCGCTGCCGGCGGAGGTGATTCGGAGCCGGAAGAAGTCCGACACCGCGGGATAGACCTGGGCAGCGACCGCCGGCGTGCCCGCCGCCGGCAAGAGAGTCGGCGGGTCCACCGCAACCGCGTTGATCTCTTTGAGGGGGAACCAGACCACGGCCGTCGGGTCATTGGGGTCCGTGATCCCGTACTCGGGGTTGAGGGTGGCCGAAACCCCGGCGGCGGTGACGGTGTTGGCGCCCATGCTGGCGACGGTCGTCAAGAGGGCGACCGTTCTGTAATTGGCCGTGTTGACGCTGTCGGAGGTCGCTGACGCCGAGGCGCCGCCGTAGAATGTCTGCCGGGACAAGCTCGGCCGCAGGTCAACGACGCTCGCTCCAGCGTTAGATTGCGGGGTCGCCATGAGTATGTATCTCCTTTCGGAAGCTCTTCCAGAGGAGTCCCCTCACTCGCGGCCCCACACACTCAAGAAGCACTTGGAGCCTTTCCGCCTTCTCCATGTCGGTCCGCGGCACGGTCATCTGGGCGAGCTCCTGGGGGCGCCTACGGCTCCGGAGGTCATTGAGGGCCTTCACTGCCTGGACCTGGATCCCGGGGATCTCGGACTCGGCGAGCTTCGAGAGTACGCGCTCCATCTCCTCGTCGGTCAAGATCTTTCCCTGCTTCTCGCGTTCCTCCTCGCTTCGGAGCCGCACGTTCTCCTCGATCCTCTGGATCCCCTCCTCGGTGACCGTCTCCCAGTTGACGCCGCGGCCCCTCTCGCCGGCCTCAGCGCCGGCGATGTCGAGGAGGCGGCGGCGGGTGCGGACGATCGTCCCCATATCGGTGCCGGCGAGCCGATGGATCTCTGAAAGCGAGAGTCCCTCGCCGTGGGTTCGGAGGTGCTCGAGGAGGAGCCCCAGGGTGCGGATCTTCCGCATCTCTTTGGGGAGCTTGTTGGGGTCAGTCTTTCGGCCTGGGGGCCGGCCCCTCGCGCGAGGGGGTGGGGAGGGGTCGGAGGAGGCCGTGGGGGCGGGGGTGGGGGCGATTGAGGGTTGTTCTTCTGGGAGCGGATCCGGGAGGTCAGGCATCGGCGAGCCCGGCGAGCTCGGTGCAGGTGCCGGGGAGGTGGGTCAAGACCCAGACCCCGCCTACGAGCCTTACCTGGCCGGCTTTGGCCGGGATCTTGTGGCCGCACTTCCGGCAGTGCCCCGGGTACTGGTTGGGCCGCGGGTCAGGCTCGGGCGGCTTCCAGCCCTGCCAGTGTTCGCTTGTCATCTTGCGGCTCCCACTGGGATACAGGGCAAGCGGTGGGTGACGGTCCAGTGGAGAGGCTGGCCTGGCGTGGGCTCGGCCCAGAGGTAGCCCTCGAAAGCGCGCACCTTCTCGCCGCACCGAGCGCAGACTTGAGGCTCGGGGTTCAGTTGCCTCGGATCAGGGGCCCAATATCCTGGCATTTCTCTTCCTCGAGCGGCTCGGAGAGTGGGTAACCGAGGATACCTTCGGGTAGTTGTCTCCTGGGTGGCGATGGGTTCTTCATGCGGGGTTGTGGACATCGCTCATGGGTGATCCGCCACCTCAAGTGGCCCGACTTGGTCGCCCAGCCTTCACCGCGCACGACCCATCCTCCACATCGCTTGCAAGGAGCCTCGTACTTGTTTCGGAGCCGAATCGATTCCCCGGGATTGAGCGCCGTCCTCTGGCGCGCACGCTTCGGCTGCAACATCCGTATCGTGTCCTTCCGGCTCCCACCGAAGGAAGATTCCCGGCGCCGTCTTTTCGGCTTTCCCCCAGGCATATCCCCATGCTACTACCACGCCGGTGGCAACGCGACCACCACAATACCGAGCAAACGGCATCGACGTAGATAGCCGGTCGGGGCCCCCTCCGGGGGGTAAATGGCCTGGGGAGTCAGTAGCCCGCTGAAATGCGGGAGAACCGTGCCGAAGCCAGCCGCCCCAGGTCCCGTACAGCTCTGACCGTGTACCGCACGGCGGGTAGCGGCGGCCCGAGTCTACGTCCCGGGGATACCCTCCCGTGAGGCGTGGGGCCCTACCCCCACACCCCCGGGCTTGTTGCGTCTCCGCAAGGAGACAAATGTCTAGTCCGCGATAGCCCGGAAACCCCACTCGCCCTTTCTCCTACCACGCTGCCTAGACACTAGGAGTCCCTTCTTGAGTCTGGCATGCCTGGGGGTGATCCACCCCGGCTTCGGTCCTGACCCCGCTTCGCCCCGGCCGCACCCCCCTTGGAGAGAGAACCTTGCCAAGTCAGCCAGCCCTAGGAAGGGCTGCTGTCGCCTCACCCTCCAGGAGAGGTGAGTGTCTGATCCGGACAGGAGCAGGGGCGAAGGGGAGAAGTGCCAGGAGCGAGGCGCGGCCAATGGACAGGGGGCACACAAGTGTATCTAGCTACGCAAGTGTATCTAGCGACAAACCACTAGTGTCCAGATGGACACATAGGGAGAGAGACAGAGACAGTAGACAAGGCAAGGCTGGGGGCAAGGCTGGGGGGAAGGCTGGTGGCAAGGCAGTGGCGAGGCGTATACCCTGGGGTTGGGAG